TGATGATGAAGATTTCAACCTTACCATTGACAAAGCTAACTACTTTGCTTTTAAGGTTGATGACATTGAAGAGGCACACAGCCACGTAAACTTCCAACAATTGGCAAGTGACCGTGCTGCGTACCGTTTGGCTGACCAGTTTGACCAAGACGTTCTTGGTTATCTGTGTGGCTTTAAGCAATCTGCACTTCATGGTGTAGCTGATACAGTTAATACAACTGTAAATGGTTCAAAGGCTGTTTCAACTGCAGGTACTGATGAACTGCTGTCATCAATGAAAATTGAAGCTGATGACTTTGGCGGCTCTTCAGGCAGTTCAGTTGGCATTCAGCCACGTCTGCCGGGTGCATCTGCAGTGCCGGGTTCAGGTAATGCTAACCCAACCATGATTATTGCTCGTATGGCTCGTAAGCTGGACCAGCAAAATGTGGATACACAAGGACGTTGGCTTGTAGTTGACCCAGTATTCCTAGAAATCTTGAAGGATGAAGATTCAAAACTTCTGAACCAAGACTATGGTGAGTCTGGTGGTCTTCGCAACGGACTTGTTGTAAATAATCTGCACGGCTTCCAAGTGTATGTTTCTAACAACCTACCTTCAGTTGGAACAGGTTCTGCTACTACAGGTGGCACTAACGCTTCTAACTTTGGTGTGATTGTTGGTGGACATTCATCTGCCGTTGCTACTGCAGAGCAAATTAACAAGACAGAAACATATCGTGACCCTGACAGCTTTGCTGACATTGTTCGTGGTATGCACCTCTACGGACGTAAGATTCTTCGTCCAGAGGCTCTTGTTAATGCTAAGTTTAACCTCGTGTAAGAAAGGGAGATTGAATTATGGCTCTTGGTGATAATACTACTTCCGTAGCACGTGGAAATGACGCTCGTGGTCGTAAGCCTTACTTGCTTTCAGCAGAGTTAAACTTTGCTACTGCTGCAAGTGATAAAGGTACAGCCCTAGCTGCTAACGATGTTATTCCGGGTTTGACCATTCCTGCGAATACCCTCATCATGTGTGCTGGTTTTGAAGTAACATCTGCTCATACAGGTACTTCAACTGACACAGATTTTGACTTTGGTATCACAGGTGGAGACCTTGATAACTTTGTTGACGGCTTTGATTTTGATGGCGCATCTGTAGGTGACTATGCTTTTAAGGCAGGACAAACTCCTGTTCTTATTGGCGGCACTTCAGATACCATTGACATTGAAATTCAGGCAATGACAGGTACAACAACAGGTGGTAAAATCCGCATGTTTGCTGTCTGCTTGGATGTTGATGACCCCGGTTCATTGACTGCTGACGAAGTAGACCGTGATACACTCGCATAACTAAGTTGAGGGGGCAGGGCAACTTGCCCCTTCTTACTCTTTAAGGATTTAGTATGGCATATAATTACTTAGGCTTGACAAACGAAGTGTTAGCACGGATGAATGAGGTAGAATTAACTGCCTCTAATTTTGTGTCTGGCGCACGTGGTTTTCAAGTGCAATGTAAGAATGCAGTAAATGATGCCGTTAATTATATTAATCAACGTGAGTTTGGTTGGCCTTTTTCACACGCTACAAAAACACAGACATTAGTAGCAGACCAAACACGTTATAGTATTCCTACTGACGCAATACACGTTGACTATGAAACATTTAGAATATCAAAAGATAACACTCTTGGTGTAGCAGGTACAACACTACGTGTGCTTGACTACAAAGAATATGTTGACAGATTAATTGAGCAAGAAACTACATCTGATGTAGGTGGTGTACCTATATATGTATTTCGCACACCAGATAATAATTATGGTTTATATCCATATCCTGATAAAGCATACACTTTAAAGTACGAACATTTTAATAAACCTACAGCTTTATCAGCAGCAACAGATGCACCTACAGTTCCAGAACAGTTTCGTCAAGTAATTGCAGATGGTGCTACAGCATACGCTTATCAATATAGAGGCGAAGCACAACAGTATGGTATTAACTTTTCTAGGTTTGAGGAAGGTATCAAACATATGCAATCCATATTGTTAAATAGGACAGACTACGTAAGGTCAACTTATATACCGCACTCACAGAGATACGGCATTAACGTAGCAACATTTTAGGTGATACATGGCAGACGAATCAGGATTAAGCCCATTTGTCTTTGCCTGTTCTGGGGGATTGGTACTAGACCTATCTACCTTTGATATGCAACCGGGTATGGCACTTGAGTTGCAAAACTTTGAGCCAGACATTAAAGGTGGATACAGACGTATTTCTGGCTATGCAAAGTGGAATAGTAATATTGTACCACAAGATGCTAGTGCTAGTGAAAAGGTACTAATGTCTGCTTACTTTAAAGGTAAGGTTATTGCAGCCCGTGGGACTAAAATACATGAAGGCGGCAAGACAGGTAGTTGGACACAAATTGATACAGGTAGAACAAGTGCTGGCAAATATACACACTTTCGCTATAACTTGGGTGGCACAGAATTTATTGTGTGGGCCGATGGTGCAAATCATGCGACCAAGTATGATGGCAGCACTGTTACTGACCTTAACGCAACAGGCGCACCAACTAATCCAAAGTTTGTAGTAGGATTTAAAGACGCACTATTCTTTGCTGGTATGTCTAGCACACCACAGGCAATAACTTTTACTGCACCCTTTACGGACAATGATTTTAGTGTAGCTAACGGTGCAGGGACAATAAATGTAGACAGTAATATTACCGGACTGTTTCCATTTCGTGACCAACTCTTTATATTTTGCGAAGAGCGTATATTTAAATTAGTTGGCAATACCATAGCAGATTTTCAAGTGTTGCCTGTTACACGTGAAATAGGTTGTGTTAACGGACATACTATTCAGGAAGTTGGTGGTGACATTATCTTCCTTGGTCCAGATGGACTGCGTACTGTTGCTGGTACAGAGAAGATTGGTGACGTTGAACTTGGTACAATTAGCCGACAGGTACAGCCAAGGTTTGAAGGACTAACTGACGTTGATGAATTTGATAGTGTAGTTCTGCCTGATAAAACACAGTACCGTATATTCTTTTCTAACGCAAATACGACACGTGCTAATACAACAGGTGTCGTAGCAGTTAGAAAACAAGCATATGAGTTTGCAGACCTTCGTGGTATACGACCCAGCAGCACAGACTTTATTGTTGATGAAGGTGAATCAATAGTCTTACATGGCGAGTATGATGGTTACGTATATCGTCAAGAAAGTGGCAATGACTTTGATGGCAATACCATTACAGGTAAGTACAGGTCTCCTGACTTATCACTAGGCGATGCAGGTATTCGTAAGAACTTTCAACGTGTAATTATTAACTACGCACCTGAAGCTGCAGTTAACGCAGACCTGTTTGTAAGATATGACTATGAGTCACCACAAGTACCACGTCCTGCTGCGTATCCGTTTGACACTGCCACTGTTGTGGCTGTTTATGGTACATCGGTATATGGAACAGCGACATACGGTGGACAGTCAAACCCACTGGTCAGGCAACCGATTGAAGGTTCGGGATTTGCTGTAGCACTAAGAGTTAATGATAGAGGGGTATCAGCCCCATATTCGCTGAAGGGTTTTCAGCTAGAATTTGATGTAGGAGCAAGACGTTAATGGCAGGTTTTACCAGACAGTCCTCATATACTGATGGCGATATTATTAATGCTGCTGACAGTAATGATGAGTTTAACCAACTTGTAAATGCTTTTGCAAACACTTCAGGCCATAAACATGATGGCACTGCAGCAGAAGGTCCAGTTATTGGTTTAATTGGAGACCCCGGTGTTGCTACACCTATTAACAAAGTTGTTGTTGATGATACAAATAATCGCATTGGTGTTTTTGTTGATGTATCTGGCACTACAACTGAGCAGCTTAGATTTCAAGATGGTGCTATTGTACCCGTAACTGATAATGACATTGACCTTGGTACAAGTAGTCTTGAGTTTAAAGATTTACATTTAGACGGCACTGCTAATATTGATAGTCTGGTAGCCGATACTGCTGACATTAACGGTGGCACTGCAGATAATGTTGTAATTGGTGGTAGCACTGCTGCTGCTATTACAGGTACAACAATTACCGCTAACACTAGCCTTGCTCTTGCAAGTGGTGCTACTGTAACTGCTATTCTTGATGAAGACTCTATGTCTTCTGATAGTAACACAGCTATTGCTACACAGCAATCTATTAAAGCGTATGTAGATGCACAGCTAACTGCAGAGGACTTAGATTTTCAAGCAGACAGTGGCGGTGCATTATCTATTGACCTTGATAGTGAAACACTTACCTTTACTGGTGGTACAGGTATTGACACTAGCGGTTCTGGTAACGCTGTTACATTTGCTATTGATAGCACTGTTACTACTCTTACAGGTTCACAAACACTTACCAACAAAACTCTTACTACACCTATTATTGCAGAGATTGATTCAGGTGCAGATATTACCCTAGATGCAACTGCTGATATTATTCTTGACGCAGGTGGTGCAAATATTATATTTAAAGATGACGGCACGTCAATTCTTGACATTGCAAACAACTCATCCGATGTAGAACTTACTGTAAGCACAGCAGATAAGAACTTTGCTATCAAAGGCACAGATGGTTCATCTGCTATTACTGCACTTGACATTGATATGGCTCTTGCAGGTAAAGCTACTTTTAGTGGTGATGTTGTAGTTACAGGAGACCTAACTGTAACAGGTGATGACATCACTATGGCTACGAATACCTCTGGTCATATCATGGTAGCTGATGGCACAAACTTTAACCCAGTTGCTGTGTCTGGTGATGTTACTATTAGCAGTGCTGGTGCAGTTACAATTGCTAACGATGCTGTTGAAACAGCAATGGTTAATGCTAATGTAATTAGTGGTCAGACCGCTATTACTTCAGGACTAGACACAACCAATGATACAGTTTTAATTCACGATGCTAGTGCTAGTGCGCTTAAAAAATTATCACTTGCTAACTTATCTTCTGGTCTTGGTGGTATTACAGATGTAGTTGCAGATACATCTCCGCAGCTTGGTGGAGACTTAGATGTTAATGGGCAGGATATTGTATCAACATCTAATGGTAATATTGACATCTTGCCAAACGGTTCTGGTGTAGTAAACCTTGATGGTAATGGTTCATCAGGCGGTGTGTCTATATCTGATGGTTTGATTGATATACGTACAGGCACAGGTGCAGTATCTAAAGTAAAGTTTTATTGCGAATCATCTAACGCACACGCACAAACACTGCAAGCACAGCCACACTCTGCAAGTAGTAGTGCAGTATTAACATTACCTGTAGCAACAGGCACACTTATTGGCACAGGCGATAGTGGCACAGTATCTAATGGCATGTTGGCTGGTAGCATTGCTGACAGCAAACTCAGCACTATTTCTACAGCAGGTAAAGTTGACCTTGGCGCACTTGAGATTGATGGCGGCACTGACATTGGTGCGGACCTTGTAGATGCTGACTTGCTCATTGTTGATGATGGTGCAAATGGCACAGAGCGTAAGTCAGAGTTTACACGTGTAAAGAAATACATCTATTCTGCAATGTCAGGTGATGCAACTGCAAGTGACTCAGGTGCATTGACAATTGCAAATGGTGCAGTAGAAAATGCAATGTTAGCAGGTTCTATTGCTGACAGCAAACTAAACACAATATCAACAGCAGGTAAAGTATCTATAGATGCTCTTGACATAGACGGTGGCACAGATATTGGTGCAGCACTTACAGACTCAGATATTTTTATAGTGGACGATGGTGCAGGTGGTACTAATAGAAAAGCTACAATGAGTAGACTAGCTACGTATGTTAATTCTACAAGCACTGGTGCTTCTGCTGGTTTTGCTGTGGCTATGGCGATTGCGCTTTAGTTCTTGACAAACAAACAAAAATATGGTATAATTAAGTAACTCGTATTCAGGAGAAATCATGGCACAGGATTTTGAAAGAAACATTGCACGGAATGTAGGCACGTCAGCTTCCACGCTACGTACTGCAAATTCCGATGATGCTCTTGTTGGTATCAATGTTGCTAATACAACCACCAGCCAAATTAATGTAGATGTCTTCATCAACGATGGGTCAAATGACTATTACATCGTAAAGACAGCACCGATTCCTGCAGGTTCGGCACTACAGTTACTTGATGGCGGTGCAAAGATTGTAATGCAATCCAGTGACGTACTAAAGGTACAGTCCGATACCGCAAGCAGCGCAGATGTTTGGGTCTCTGTTGTTGACTCAATTAGTACATAAGGAATAGCCCATGCCTCTTATTGGTAATCCTATCACTGCAAGTTTTCAGGCTAGACCTGCCACCCAAGAGTTTAATGGTGACGGGTCTACAACTACGTTTACTCTGAACCAGACAGTAACTCAAGAAGATATTATCGTATCTGTAGATGGTGTCGTACAGGAAAGTGTTGATGCGTTCACTGTGCCAGACGGTACAACACTCACCTTTACTGCAGCACCATCAAGCGGAACAGGTAACATCTTCGTAATCTATATGGGTGTGTCTGCAGCGTCTGTAACACCTGCCGCAGAAAACAAAGGTACGTTTAAGGCAAGCGGTATGTTTCGTACCAACGCACAAACACTCAGTTCAAACACAACCATTCTGGCAACAGAGAACGCTAACGTAACAGGGCCACTTACAGTAGCCAGCGGTGTAACACTCACCGTTGAGTCTGGTGGTACATTGGTGACGCTATGAGTACGTTAAAAGCAGATACAATTCAAAACACCAGTGGTGGTGCGGTTACGCTGACGAAGCAACATGCGGCAAAAATGTGGGTAGATTATACTACAGTTAGCAGCACTGCTATTAGTAAAAGTTTTAATGTTTCAAGTTTAACAGATAATGGAACTGGAGACACAACGATAAATATTACAAGTAGCATGGATGGTGTTGACTATGCTCCTTCTGGTTTGAGTAGTTATACATATGCTGTAATTATGATTTCTGATAATGGTAAGGCCGCAGGAAGTATTGATGCAGAAACAAGAAACGTAAGTGATTCACTTGGTGATTCTAATGACAATTCAGTGTTAATTCATGGAGACCTAGCATGAGTACCATTCTTGTAAACACGCTTACTGGTACAAGCACTGCTGGCTCTATTGCTGTCACAGGTGAAGGTAATAGCACGACAACTAATCTTCAGCAGGGGTTGGCAAAGTCTTGGGTTAATTTTAACGGAACAGGCACTGTCGCAACAAGAGACAGTTTTAACCATGCTTCTCTAACTGACAATGGAACAGGAGACTTTACTCTCGCATACACAAACTCTTTTGGTAACGTAAATTATGCTAGTTCTGCGTATAGTTCTATTGATGCAGTTGCTGGGTTTAATACATCACAATTTGGTTCTAACACAAAAGCCGCAGCAAATATTAGAGTAACGATAGGTTATGATGGTAGTACTAATGGTACTTTAACAGAATATGACACTGCGGCAAATGAAATGCATTTTATGGGAGACCTCGCATAATGGCTGGAAAGATTGTAGCAGATACGCTGGAACACAGCACCGCTGGGTCGGTTGATACGCAGTTCGTTGTGAATGGTAGTGCGAAGGCTTGGGCTAAAATAACACAAGACTCTACTCATACCTTAAATTCAAATTTAAATATCAGTAGTATTGTTGATGGAGGCACAGGCGAAACAGATTTGCTTTTCACATCAAGTATGAACGATGCTGTTTATGCCGTTGCTATAGCTATATATGGGTCTAACAACAGACATTCAATTGCAGAAACCGTCTCTGTTTCTCAAATAACTATACAATCTTTTCAAATTTCTTCAAACAGCACCGAAGCCGATGCCACTAATGGTGTGGCTTTTAATATAATGGGAGATTTAGCCTGATGCAGACACCTGAATTTCAAGGCACACACTTGTGGGATAGACTGTGCTGGGCAAAAGAAAACTTAGAAGGCTATCAGTCAGAGTACCGTGTAGTCTACGAAGACAGCATTGACGAGTGCGCTAAAATACTTGTACCAGACCCCAACTGGATGGCTTGTGCATTGCAGGGCGGCATCTTACCCCCGGTCTGGGTATACTGGGAACTTGCCAAGGACGAAGCGCAGCCAGACTTCAAGAAACATACTCGTGGCTATCTGTTGCATCAGACAGAACCAGTAGAAGCCATGACAGAAGAACAGGCAATTGAGTACCTGATTATGAAAGACTGCCCCCAGCACGTTTGGCGGGAATGGAATACAGGCAACAAACCCAAGCTGGTTATTTGCCGCAAGGAACAGTTACCAAGCACTAGAGAGTGGCGCAATGCTTGGAAGATAACTGAAGAACTAACCGTCACTGATTTAGCAGCCTAAGAGGAGAAACCTAATGGCAACAACATACATCGTAGACAAGGACGGGAATCAGATTGATGCTTCTACGGCTACCGTTCCTTCTGACCGTCACTTTCGTGGTGCATGGTCATTGAGTGGCAAAGTCATATCAGAAGATATGGACGCAGCCAAAGTAATCTTCAAGGACAAAATCCGTGAAGTTCGTGCGCCTCTGCTTGAAGCAGAAGACGTGGTGTACATGAAGGCACTTGAAGCTGATGATGCAGACG